GCGCGCTTCAATGGTACACCCGCATAATAAAAGATGTCCTCTATGACAAAGAACGAATCGTCATCTAAAAGAGTTCCATAGAGAACCGTACCGAGTGCGAGTTTCCGGGGTATTTCTGCGGTATGATAAAATCCGCGATGTATTTCCTTTTCTTTGTTCAAATTCAACCAAATGGCTCGGTCTTTGCCTTCGTAAAATGTGAACCATATCAAGTATTTCTTCCCTTGGGGAATGGCTAATACAATATCATAATCATCGGGAACTTTCGTATGCGTGATGGTTTCATATGAAAGTTCAAATTCGGGAAGGCGTTTCACCAACGCCGATAAATCGTGGTCCTTGATCTCTTTTGTGTCTTGCATCGCGGATTGTATTCTATAAAAGGGGTATGTTTATATACGTTTTATCATCTATTCCATTTTGTTCAATTTTTCGGTTTCTTGTAAGAAAGTGGCTAAATCATTTTGCATGCCGGCTTTTTCTTCACCAGATAGGAACTCTGACGCATTTTGCTGTTTTTTCTGGATTTCTTCCACGATGGCCTTGTATTTTTCAATTTGGCGATTGACTAAAGGAGCCCTTTTGTTGTTCTTTGTGAAAAAATGATCTTGTAGATAGATCCATCCTTGATGTAATAAGAGAACCAGAATGAAAATGCCGATGATTCTGAATAAATAAGAGAACATTTGTATTTATTCATAAAATAGAAATGTTTTCGTGGGTTTTACCTTATTGCTGAGAACCTAGAGTTGGTGCAGCTCCAGTGTTTTGAAGGCAAACCGCCGGTTTCATAAAATTCAGTAAAGAAGGTAATTTACACCTGAAATCAGTAGGAGTAGCGGATGTAGTACTAGAAACAGAAGTAGGAGTAACGGATGTAGCACTAGAATCAGAAAAGGGCCATGCGCCACCACGCATTCCGCCGCGCATCCCTTTTCTTTTTCCTCCTCTCATTTTCTGTATCATAGAAGGATGGCAAGGAACGGCCGCAACAATCATGACCTTCATTGTTTTTCCGCGACCCTTGCCTTTTTTCTGTTTTCTATTGACATTTCTTTTTCTTGTGGCAGGCATTTTACTATAAAAAATGAATCTATATACTCTAAATAGATTTTTTGAGAACCCCGGTAAGAAAATTATCCGCGCAAAATATATTTCATAAAACGAAATAAAAACGAGTCCGCATAAAACCCTAACCCATGTCACTAAACATTTTGATTATTGAAAAAACGGGCGTGATCAAAGAGCTCGCTCTCAAGACCTTCTCCGAGGCGGAACTTTATAAAAAGGCGGGCTTCAAAACCGCCACGGGATTTGAACTTCAAACCGAATGGGGCGCCGAAATCCAAGGAAAGGCGTACTCCGTTTCCCTTTATGGAAAGACGGATGGTCGCGCTGGTCAGGAGAACAAATACGAACTGCCTCCTCCGTTGGATAATGTCTTGTTTTTCGGATCATGTATTTTGGTAAACCGCGCTAACGGTTTGCCTAAAAGTATTACAAAGGATGAATGGAAAACCGTATATGATCATCTGTATGGCGGATTTGAGGATTTGGATGATGACGATGATGACGACGAAGAGGAGGATGATGAAGACGAAGACGTGCCTCGTACGAAAGAAGGTTATGTGAAGGATGATTTTGTAGTGGATGATGATGAGGATGAAGAAGATTACGATGAGGAGGAGGATGAAGACGAAGATGAGGAAAGTGATGAGTCGTCGGAGGAAGAGATTGTTATAAAGACCCGTTCATCCAAAAAGACAGCAAAGTCACCAGTGACAAAGAAAGCTGCGTCAGCAAAGGATAAAAAGGTCCAAGGACAACAGCTACCAGAAGTTCTTGTGAATAATTATTTGGATTGCACGAGTGAGCTTTCCGAGGAAGAATATGTCTAACCGCGGATACATAAACTATGAAAAATTGAACTCCGATAATGAATATAAATACTAAATACATAATAGTCATTAGTATTTATAATGCCATCTTTTCGCACGATTACGAATGCCGATACATTTCGCGAAAAAATTCGCGGTAAATTCACAGAGGTTCTAAATAACCCCGACATGGCGACGAATTTGGAGAAGGGAATTTACAATTATTCTATCAAAGAATCCACCAATAGGAAAATCATCAAAAAGTGGGAGAATCCCTATTTTGTACAGATTTACTTGGATCGGCTGCGCGCCGTATACTTGAATCTTAAAAACGACGATTTGTTGAAACAGTTGAAGGACAAAGAATTGACGCCGCAGACCCTTGCCTTTATGACACACCAAGAGATGAATCCCGAACATTGGAAGGATATGATTGAGAGGAAAATCAAACGCGATGCGAACAAATACAATGCGAATATCCAGGCCTCCACCGATATGTTCACCTGTAAGAAATGCAAGTCCAAGAGATGCACTTATTATGAATTACAGACGCGAAGCGCGGATGAGCCGGCGACGATTTTCGTTACTTGCCTGGATTGCGGAAAACATTCCAAGTCGTAGAACGTTTATCGTAATGACGCGATAATACCAATTATAATAATAATAATAATACAATAAGTAGGAACCATGGTTGGATTTGCTTGGTGCGAATCATAATAGGTGGAAAAATTCTCAGTTTTTGAAACTGGTGTTCCCACTGGCGTTGTAAAATTATCTAAAAAGGAATAATCCATGAAATAAAAAATGGCAATAAGAACAACGGCTACGACTAAAAAAATGAGGTGTGATTTTTTTAGGGAGGTCATGATAAAATATAATAACTTTACAATAGTATTATATTTTTTTACTTACAAAACAATAGATCAGTCTAACATCTCTAAATCCTTGAATTTCCAATACTCGCACCCGCCATTGGGCAACGGTCGTTTAATGATAAACGGAATCTTTTTCTCTTGGTATTCTTTCAATGCAATCAAATACCCATCCACGATATTCTCATCCACTTCTACGAAAATCTTGGCACCGGCGTTGATCTGCTTCGCTCGCTCGCCCAAAATCTTCGCCTTTTCATAACGCGTAATAAACGGAAGAGTCTTATGCAACGGATCAATGATGACACCATTGCCATCGCGAACGACTCTGGAAGAGCACTCTATTTCCTCATAATTATGTGTTTGTAACTCTGGATGCCAATCCGATATGATATTTCTTTTCAGATTTTCATCCAATTTTTGTAAATATTGTTCGTCATAATCGTCGTCGTCATCGTCCTCGTCTAAATCGTTCAGCTCTGGAAAATGATTGGTTGCACTATTCTCGTTTTCTACATCCATGGCAAATTCATCCTCTCCATCATTCTCCATATCATCTCCCATATCCTCGTCGTTATCGGCGCTTCCTTCGGTTCCGCTTTCGGCATCCGATTCATCATCCGTCCCTGCGTCTTTCTTCTCATTCTTCGGGTCTTCTTCTTCCTCTTCTGCCAAATCATAGTCTTCTTCGTCTTCGTATTTCTTGCTCATTGGTACAATTCTATTGATATATACCGATATTTCTAAATTGGTTTTTGATTCAATTTTTTTCTATGTTTCGGGCTTTTAAGATGATTCTGAGTGTTTAAGATGTTTCTGGCTTTTACGATGTTTCGGGCCGTTCTATGCATTCACTTTATCATTCGTCTTCCAGGTAGTATCACAACCACAGCAAATATATACATATTTCATGTTATCGTCGTCGTAACGAATATAAATGACTTCGGCCGGTTCCTTCGCTTCCATATGATTCGTTGTACATTCCATATTCGGACAGCGGACATTATAAATTCGGGGTAAGGTGGGATCCATTTTCGTATAGGGATTGATAATATGGCTGAAATTCTGTTCCCCCCCTTTCAATTGCGTGTCTAAAATACATACGCCTTCTTCTACAATGGATGTATCGTGGTTTCCACAATGGCGACAGTAATAGGTCAGTTTGTTGGGATCCTTACTATCCACAGCAATATAGTACATATTGTCACAATTGGTGCAAAATCTCATTATGATTCGGATTCTTATATAGTAAATAAATACTATTTCTATGTCAGTATTTATTTCAATTCAATTTTTCGCGCTAATCTCTATTCGTGGACGAATAAAAT